GCAGATAGATGAGTTTATGGATAGGTGTCTTAAGTTAGCTAAAGAGACAGGTGTATCTATTGTTATCGTGTCACACATGAGGAAGCCCAACGTCAAAGACCCACATGATGTCAACGAGTACGACATGAAGGGGTCGGGATCAATCAATCAGATAGCCTTCAACACGATCTTACTAAGCCGTGACAAGATGTCTGATGATGAGTACACTAGGAACTCAACTAAAGTACAGCTAGTTAAGTGTCGGAGGACGGGGCGTACTGGTCATGCTGGTTGGTTGTATTATGAGCAGGACACAGGACGTATGGTGGCAGGTACAGAACCTAAAATAAAGGCGGTAGAAGACCATGAGTTCTAAATACCAAATACGACATGATATGTCAGGGCGTTTAAACAGGTCAGTTTATTTACGTAAAAGAAACAACTACTCTTGTGAAGTCTGTCTAGAGCATTACCCTGAAGAAGTTTTAGAGTTTCATCACCCTGATTCTTCTTTAAAAGAAACACAGTTAAGTAGTAATTCTTTTAGAGGTGTGTTACAGCCGAAGCAGAAAGTTCTTGACGAGGCTGATGATTGTATAGTATTATGTAGTAACTGTCATAGACTTGAACATATAGCTTTAAAAAAAGGTGAGACTTTAATCAATGACAAAGAAGCTTATTCTAGATATAGAAACCACCGCTTTTCCAGTTACAAAGGTTTGGATGATCGGGACAAAGGACCTACAGACGAAGAAGAAGAGGAATTTCCTTGCGGCCCAATTTAACGAACTACAGGAGTTTATAGATGGATATGATGTCATTATTGGTCATAATATTATTGATTTTGATATTCCTATTCTGGAAAGATTTCTAAAGACATCGTTTAAACAGCACAAGATTGTAGATACGTTGATTCTTTCCCGTCTGTTTAATCCTCAGTTAGAAGATGGACATTCGTTAAGGGCATGGGGAGAGCGTCTTAAGTTTCCTAAAGGTGACTATGATGATTGGACTAAAATAACACCTGAGATGATAAAGTATTGTGAGCAGGATTGTGACGTTACACATAAGGTCTACGAGGTACTTACTGAAAAGCTAGATACCTTTGGTGATACCAGTATTGAGCTAGAACATGAAGTTCAGAATGTAATTACTAAGCAGATACAACACGGGTGGTTATTAGATCAACGTAAATGTTACGATCTATTAGCTGAACTTAAACAACGAAAGATGGAGATTGAAGATGAAGTACACGAAAGGTTTAAAGCGTTACCTGTTTTTGTTAAAGAGATCACGCCTAAGTACAACAAAGACGGTAGACTTAGCAACGTTGGTCTTAGGTTTTTCGGTGATAACAGGCCTTGTATTGGGGGTTCTTTTAGTCGCATAGATTGGCCTGAGTTTAACTTAGGTTCTAGACAACAGATCGGGAGATACTTACAGTTCTTCGGATGGGTCCCTAAGCAACATACTGAGAAGGGTAACGTAATTGTGGATGAAGCAGTCCTTAGTAAAGTCAAGAATATACCAGAAGCTTCGCTAATAGCTGAGTATTTATTAGTTCAAAAGCGTATGGCGCAGATAGATTCATGGCTAGAAGGAGTAGAGGAGGACGGTAGAGTTCATGGTTACGTTAATCCTATAGGTGCTGTAACGGGACGTATGACCCACAGCAGTCCTAATATGGCTCAGGTTCCAGCTAGTTACTCACCTTATGGTGGTGAATGTAGAAGTTGCTGGATAACACCTAAAGGTTATAAGCTTGTAGGTGTAGATGCTTCAGGGCTAGAGCTACGTATGTTAGCTCATTACATGAATGATGCAGACTACACCAATGAAGTAATACATGGTGATATACATACAGCTAATATGAAGGCGGCTGGTCTTACAGACCGCGATCAGGCTAAGACATTTATCTATGCTTTCCTATATGGTGCTGGTGACGTTAAGTGCGGTAGCATCGTAGGCGGTTCTAAGAAGGAAGGTGCTAGGCTTAAGGAGAAGTTCTTATCAAATACCCCTGCCTTACGACAGCTTAGAGAGAAGGTAGAGCTTAGTTCGCAGAGAGGTTATCTCAAAGGTATTGACGGTAGGAAATTAATTATACGATCTACACACGCTAGTTTAAACACTCTCTTACAATCTGCTGGTGCAGTTATTATGAAGAAAGCCTTGACATTGTTAGATCAATATGCGATACTACATAATATAGACTATAAATTTGTAGGTAATATTCACGATGAATTTCAAGCTGAAGTTCGGGAAGACCAAGTAGATAATTTTGGATGGTTGGCTGTAGAGTGTATTAAGTCAGCAGGTCTAAAGTTTAACTTAAGATGCCCCTTAGATGGTGAATATAAAACAGGCAATAATTGGGCTGAGACCCACTAGGAGATTAATATGAGTAAAACATTAGACACACTGGTAGAAGACATCTATACGTTGATGAAGAATAAGAACTCAGCTAAAGGTGTTGACCCCGAAGCAGAGATAGAGAAGTTCGGAGAAGCTATGAAGGACCTTATGAAGAAAGAGTTCCTTCCCTCTACTAAAAGATACGATAGCCGTAATCTTAGGTTATCTGCTGTAGGGAAACCTGATCTTCAACAATGGTATTCATCTAATAAATATGTAGGGGAAAAGTTATTACCCCAGACATTAATTAAATTTATGTACGGTCATATGATTGAAGAGTTCCTTCTCATGCTTGTTCGTATGACGGGACATAAAGTTACTGATGAACAAAAAGAAGTCTCTGTGGGAGGCGTAAAAGGCCATATGGACTGTAAAATAGATGGTACTGTGGTTGACGTTAAGTCCACTACTAATTTTGGAATAAAGAAATTTCAAGACGGAACCTTAGCAAAAGACGATGACTTTGGTTATGTGGATCAAATCAAAGCATACGCTCATGCGGAAGGTGATCGTAAGTGGGCATGGTTAGCTATGGACAAACAAAATGGTACTCTAGCGGTACTTGAATACGATCTGGATGACACAGAGCATCCTATGTATGATTATTATTCAGGTGATATAGAGGAGCGTGTTTCTCATGTAAAAAAGTGCGTAAAGCAGGTAGACCGACCTGCTCCATGTTCATATCCAGTGCCAGATGGCAAATCAGGAAATGTAAAATTATCTACTATGTGTGGCTACTGCCAATACAAGCTACATTGTTATCCAGAAGTAAGGCTATTCAAAACTGGATCAGGACCAAAATATTTAACTAACGTAGTTAATGTTCCTAAGAATCGTTGGGGTAGACCTTACCCTGAAGTTAACCTTAACCCTGTTTAAACACACTCACTATAGGAGGTCAATATGGCTACTAAAGAATTTAAAGTTATTAACACACCACGACATGATCGTTTTGAAGAAATGGTCACTAAACTTCTAAATGATAAATGGGAGCTACACGGTAGTCCCTTTATATCCCAAACAGGGGGTATGACACAAGCTTTAATAAGGGAAGTTAAAGCACCATCTAAAGCAGAGGTATCTAAAAAATCTCTGGTTAAAAACTAGTGAAAACTCCTAGGTATCGTAATAAGTTTGAAGCTCAAGCCGCAGAGGTTTTAAAGGACCTCTGTGGTTACGAGACTAAAAAGATACCTTATACTATTCATCGTAACTACATACCTGATTTTGTAGGGATGAAGGGTAAATTTGAAATTCTAATAGAGGCTAAAGGTTTCTTTAGAGTGGGAGATGTACAGAAGTACAAAGCTATTAGAGACAGTCTTCCTAAAAAGAAACAGCTAGTTTTTCTACTTTATAATCCCAATAAAAAAATAAGGAAGGGAAGTAAAATGAATATGGCAGAATGGTGTGACAAAGAAGGACTTAAATGGTACACTTTAGAGAATATAATCGATGCCTTTAACAACTAAAAAATTACTCAATCGTGTGTCTGAACTAGCTGATCCTATTTATATTTGTGAAGTTTTAGAGCTAACTACTGAAGATTTATTAGAGAGATTTAATGATTTAGTAGAGACTAAAATGGATGTCTTAAGGGAAGTTTATGATGTAAATACTAACTTTGAAGAGGAAGGGCAAGAAGATGGATGATTCTGAAAAAGAAAACGAAGACGGTATGATGTTTATGGTTCCTGATGTGTTAGTAGCAAGAATGGAACAAGTAAGGCGTTTAAACAGAGACTTAGCTAAAGCTGACGAAGATCAAAAGATATTTTTAAAGCAAGCTATACTTCTTTTATTAGAAAGCTGTGATCTTAAATTTTCTAAAATACATAAACCTCAGTATGAAGATAACATTACCCCCATCAATTAGGAGAGTAAAATGAAAACAGTTGTCTTAATTGTTACTTTAATAATGTCTGATGGTAGTATAGGTTTTCAAGTATTACCTGCACCTCCTTATATAACACTTAAAGATTGTGTTAATTTTACTGCTCCAAAAGTAGAATACTATCATCAAAATATGTCTCCAAAATCAAATAAATTGTTTGATATAAATACTAACTGTGTTATAATGAGAGTACCTATTGAAAAAAAACCTAATGACGGACAAGCAAGGAATAATTAGATGACAGAATTATTTGATAAAGTTCATCCCAGTGATCCAGTAAATAATCCCTCCCATTATAATATGCTTGATGTAGAAGCAATAGATATTATTGAGATGTCTATGACTAAAGAAGAGTTCTTAGGGTATCTTAAGGGTAACTCATTAAAATATATGATTAGATACAAGCATAAAGGGAACCCTGTTGAAGACTTAGAAAAGGCAACGTGGTATTTAAATAAGCTAAAGGAGAAAGTATAGATGCGTAGAGAAAGTGATAAGGTCTGGGACTATGATGCCATAGACAAGCAACGTAATGAGGATTGGAATGGCATACACAAGCTAGTCACAGATCATGCAGTAGAAAAGCGTGTAACAGCAGATGAAATAGCCAAACGTAATTCTATTTTTTACAACCACATAGAAATTAATAAGTAGGGGAATACGGTAATGACTAATAACTACGGAATGACACTTCCTATTTCAGAAGAAATTGATAAAGTTAAATACAGGCAGACAGGGGAAGACTTTTATAGTAAGGTTGTTCGTATTTCTGAATCACTTAAGGACACACCAGATCACTTTGAAGCTTTTAAGGATGCCTTAAGACACTTAAGATTTCTTCCTGCCGGAAGAGTACAGAACGCTATGGGTGCGGCTAGACAGACTACGGCCTTTAATTGTTTTGTTAGTGGAGCGATAGAGGACAGTATGGATTCTATCATGGGTAGAGCTACAGAAGCCGCTGAGACTATGCGTAGAGGTGGCGGTATAGGTTATGACTTCTCAAGGTTACGTCCCAGAGGTAATCGTATTAAGTCATTAGATTCCAGAGCGTCAGGTGCAGTAAGTTTTATGCAGATATATGATGCAGTGTGTCAGACAATAGCCTCTAGCGGTCACAGGAGAGGCGCACAGATGGGTGTCTTACGTATAGACCATCCAGACATAGAACAGTTTATAACCGCTAAGAATGACGGTACGTCCCTTACAGGGTTTAATATTTCAGTAGGTGTGACGGATGAGTTTATGAAATGTCTTGAAAAGAAACAATCGTTTCCTTTAAAGTTTGATGGTGTTGTACATGAAGAAGTAGACCCTGTAGCTTTGTGGGATATGATTATGCGTTCTACATGGGATTGGGCAGAGCCGGGAGTGTTGTTTATCGATACTATTAACAAGATGAATAATCTTTATTACTGTGAGACTATTGAAGCTACTAATCCTTGTGGTGAGCAACCTCTGCCACCTTATGGTGCTTGTCTGCTTGGTAGTTTTAACCTAACTAAATACGTTGGAGCAGGACAATTTGATTACGGATTGTTTACTGGTGACATTCATCATGTAGTCAGAGCTATGGATAATGTTATTGATAGGACTATCTATCCCTTAGAGGAGCAGGAAAAAGAAGCTAAGAACAAGCGTAGAATAGGATTAGGTGTTACTGGTCTGGCTAATGCTGGTGAGTTATGTGGTATGCCTTACGCATCAGAAGATTTTATGAAGTTTACCACAAAGGTTCTTAAGACATTACGAGACCATGCTTATAATGCAAGTGCTTTACTGGCTAAAGATAAAGGTTCCTTCCCTCTGTATGATAAAGAGAAATACATGGCAGGTAAATTTTATAAAACTTTATCACCTTGGGTACAAGATCAGATTAAAGAAAATGGTTTAAGAAACTCTCACCTGACCTCTATAGCACCCACAGGTACAATAAGCCTGACCGCAGATAACGTAAGTTCAGGTATAGAACCACCCTTTAGTTTGTTTTATGATAGAACTATACAGGAATTTGATGGTCATCAGATACAGAGAGTAGAAGACTATGCGTTTAAACACGGTGTAGAAAGTAGGACTGCTAATGACATTAGTGCAGATGAACATTTATCTGTTCTGTCTTTAGTATCAAAATACATTGATAGTGCTGTATCTAAGACCTGTAACGTAGGAAGTAATGTTACCTTTGATGAGTTCAAAGAGTTGTACTTTAATGCTTGGAAACAAGGATGTAAAGGGATAACTACCTTCAGAGCAGACGGTAAGAGGTACGGTGTACTGAATGAAGTCAAGGAAGAGCCTCAAGCCGAAGCTTGTTTTATAGACCCACAGACAGGTCAAAAATCCTGTGAATAAAGAGAAGGATTTAACATGGAAGGTTAAGTGGGTATCTACTATAATATTAATTTTAGCTATGATACTCACTAGCCAAAACATATATCCATATAATTTAATTTTACATATTATAGGTATTCTTGGGTGGACCTATGTATCTATTGTGTGGAACGATAGAGCTTTAATTGTAATTAATAGCGTAGGTCTAGCTATTTTTTCTAATGGTATTGTAAGTTACCTTGTTAAAATTAATTTATTGGAATAATTACTTTACCGCAACGTCTACAAGTTCCTCTTTCTCCCTTTATGTCGTGCCATGTTAAAACACATAATAGACTTTTAAAAAATTTAATCATCTTCCTACCTTTTTCATTGCGGCTTTATGTGCGGCTGTAAATGTACTACCGTTTCTCATACGGGTCCTCATAAAATCCATATGTTTTTTTGTATGATGTTTACGGTGTTTTGCTAAAGTAGCTATCTGTCTTTTCGTTAATTTTTTTACCATGTAAATTCACCTTACCTGTTAAATACTGAGGAACATTACCATTTTGTTTTGTTGGCCCAATAAGCCGCTGACATTTTTCCTTTAGATATGTTGGAAGCGTGACGAGCTTTAAAAGATTTACGCCTAGCTTTTTCTTTAGGTGTTTTAGGATTTGAACCTGCACCGCTTACTCCCTGTTGTCCGAATCGAATTAACTTTACTTTATCCCCTGATTTAGCTAAGACTACGTGAGATTTTGTCTTATGATTAGGGGTTCTTTTTGGCTTATTATGTCCTGAGAATGTTATTCCTCTGTAGTTTATTGACATTTAACGTACTCCAAATCCACCTCTTGAGAGGTCTAATTGATTAACTAAGTTTTCATATTCTATCATTTTATCTGGGTCTGTATCAGTTCTTCCTACAGGTTTAGAAGCCCTTCCCGGTGCAAACATACCTGCTTCTACTGCAACTCTTGAGTAATCCTTATTAGTAGGTTTCATATTAGCTAAAGCTTGAACAGCATAAAATTGTTCTTTAGTCATACCGGGAGGAGTAGGTAAAGTTGTATCAACCCCTTTATATTTAGATAGTTTTTCCTGAGATATTGTTCTTGCTGACTGCCTTGATTCCTCTAAAGATTTTTTAGATTTAACCATTTTAGAATTTAATCTTCCTTTATCTAAAATATCTACTGTTATAGGAGTAGAAATATTAAGCATCCTGTCTGCACTAGGTGCTTTAAGTTTAAACAAATCGTGTTCATCATTCATAAAACTAACTAATGTTCCGTCTTTTTTAATAGCAGTCATGTAATTAACACCGCCAAGCTCTCTAGCGTCTGATTTAACACTTCCTGTAACTATTGCTGGTTTACCTTTAAGAACTTCTTCTGGGTTTAAAATTTTTACATTGTTATTTTGTAAAGCCTCTAAAAATTCTTTATCTGTTTTAAAAGCTTTAGCTTCAGAAAAATCAAGAGGTTTTATTCCTTTAATTTTTTTAGCTCCAAATATTTCTTGTAAACCTTTTAAAGATTGACCACCAAATATTTTACTACTATAAACATACCTATCTAAATTACCAGCCGCAGATGTATTTGTTCTACGAACAGTCATCCTATAATTTTTTTTAGGGTCTACGTTTTGAATTTTTTTTATAAAACTAAATACATCGTTAAATTCTTCAGGTTTTAAACCTGTAGCCCCATCCATCATTTTAGTGTATTCTTTAACACCTAAGTTATCAAAACCTACCTCAGTAGTTCCTTTAGAAAGATCATGAAACTTAGAAGGTTGCCCGTATTGTTCTTTAAACATAGTAGATTGTCTAAACATTCCTGTAGGTTTTTTACCAGCTTGTGTATCTACATTAGGCTGTTTAAACTCTTTCATTGCTTTTTTAGCGGCTCTTGTGTCTGCCACAGAAACACCCTGTTCTTTAAATAACCCTCTAGCTTTTGGACTATATCTAGCCTGTGCAATATTTCTTACTGCTTCTGCACCTGCTATTGGAAGAGATGCAAGTTTTAACATTTTATTTTTATTGTAAAATAAAGGAAGATCGTTAGGTACGTTAGAAACAGCCCTTCCTAAAGTTTTTGTTATTCCAGCAGAAGGAATCCAAGGGAGCAAACCAGCTAATCCTAAACTAGCGTTTGTCCATGTAGGTTCTTTAATAAAAGTTGCTGTATCTGCTCCTAAACCTACTATATCTCCTAATACTGGAACAAGAGAAGTATATAAAGCGGCTTTATCGTACCAAGGCATTGCGTCATAAGCTTTGCCAAAGAGACCTGCCATTCTTTTTCTTGTAGCTTCAGCTTGTTTAGCTTCAGCCATCATTCTTCTAATGTTGTCCGAAGAAGATGCCATTACTCAATCGTATCCAGTTTATCGTAACCTTTAAGCATCTGCATTAGGTTCTCATCTGGCATACCTTCAGCCATTGCTTCATCTAAAACATCATTAGCTAACATAATTCCTAATTGTAAAGATTTCTTCGGAGGAGACTTGTTTATCTGAATTAACTTATTAATTGTTTTAGGATTAGTAGCCGCCTTAGCGAAAAAGTAAGGAGTTCCTAAAATTGTTAACGCACTAGCACCTGCTGTAGCGGCATCTAAAGCACCGAGCCAAATTCCTCCAGCTAAACCAGCACCAGCCGCATACTCCTTACCACGTAAGAATAATAAGGCTAATCCAGAAGCAGGTTTTTTATTTGCCGTGACCATTAAATTAACTGTTTTTCTGTAACTTTCAAAATTACCGCCTAAAATTGCTTTTAATCTTTTAGCTTCTGTAGGATTTTTTAATTGTTTAGCTACTGTTTTAAAAGCTTGTAGACTAAAATCAGCATTGGCTATATCAGGCATGGCTTTTGCAAGATACCCTTGTGCAATAGCATCTTTAGCTTCCCTAGCTGTTTTAAACATCATACCTTTAGCAACATCAGGTGTAATTAATTTATAGGCTTCATCAATAGATTTAAGAGCTTTTTCTACATTTTCTACTTTTCCCGGTCTAGCAAACATAGCTCCCAAAGAAATGTATGATTCTCTTTTTGCTGATTTAACAAACCCATCATTTATTTTTGGAAATAAAGAATTTATAGCACCGCTATAGTCTGACTGTAACTTTCTGTATTGTTTACCAGCATTTACAGCTTTTGGTGACATTTTACCTATGTTGTCCATTTGTTGAGAAATAACACCTTGGACTTCTTTTTTTAAATTAACTAGCTGACGTTCAGTTATTGCTTTAGTGCTGTCCTTAGAAGCTTCGTCTATTAAACCGTTTAAACGCTTTTCAAACTGTATTAAATAACGTCCAGAAGCTATTGTATTGTCTCCTAATCCTTTATGTAAATCTTTAATTATACTTATTGTTTCTTTAGAAAGTTCTGGAACTCCTAATTCGTCTGAGTTCTTTTTAACAAAGTTATCCATAGAATCAGACAAAACTGATAATTTAAATTTACCACCTGCAACAAGTTTACCTATTTCATCTAATGACTCTCCGTAAGAATTATTTAAAGATTTTCTACCTGCTTGCCAAGCTTGTGTTATACCCTGCCCTACTAAATCATCAGATAAACCTGTTTGATTACCAGAAACTAATGCCATTCTTTCTTGAACAAGTTCTCTAATTTGTTTACTTTGTCCATCAAAAACATTCTTAGAAAGAATACCAGTTCTACCTATAAGTTCTTTAGCTATATCCCATTTTCCTCCAAGACCTGCTTGAAAAGGAGTTAAAGATAAACCTCTTTCAGCTAATATTTTTTGGGATTCAATAGCGTCATCAGTCATCCCTGCTCTCTTGGCTTCTTCTGCCCTTCTTGCTAATTCTGTTGCTATGTCTTCAACAGGAGTACCTTTCTTAAAAGCGGCTTTAGCCCATTCAAATGCAGGTCTGGCTATATATCTTCCTAATCCAAAAGTA